TTGTATCAAACTTCTACCGTGATCAGTCGGTTGGCATAATCATGTGCATATGATGTACGAGCACCATGATGCCCCCAACCAATCCAACTATACGCATAGTCCATGTAACGATTGATAGACTTACCAGGAGTTTTCATCCTGTCCTCTATTCGTTGCCATTGGATTTCAGTCGTTAGATAACGAAGTTGCGTATGAAGTTCTGATGGCGAACCACCATACTTCTTAGCAAAATCACCCAATCCATAATAACGATTGGCAGATGTCCATTGAATCAGTCCGTAACCGCGACCGCAGTTACTCCAACTGGTTCTGCTACCACCTTCGCAAATGTTAGGCACGAATGTTGATTCCTGTCTAATATTGCCCATGATAGTAGCAAGGGCGTTTCTGTCTTTAATACCACGATCTTGGAAATAATCCAAGGCGACATTCTCTTGTTCATTACACCCTTTACAAATTAGCCTTTTCTCTTTTAGTTTTGGTAATGCAACCTCGCGGATTGCTGTCTTCTGACCATTAACAAGATCAAATTCCTTTATAATAGAAAAGGGCACTTGTTCCTCAACTGGAGGTGGCGGCCCTTGCATCTTGTAATTCTGGAATGGCAGTGTTGCCGTGTTGGTTGTAACCATTGCCACGAGAGGAACGGCTACAGTAAAGAAGTTAAGCATTAAAATTAATTGAACTCTACATCCGTATAGAAAGGGGGTACACCCAATTTTCAAAGGGCACTTTCCACGGCTCTAATTGTCACTTCAAAGTCTCATGACGAAGATCATTATAAGTGATTATTTAGTTTTGTTACTAAAGATCACTTATTTGTTTCTTGAATCGTTTCTCTGAACTCCTCATAAACTGCACAAGCATTCAAATAGTCACCAATGTCAGCTAGATAATGAATTCGGTCAATAATACTATCTTTTAGATCTTCAACATTTTCAATCAGTTGGTTTTCCATGAAAGTAATCCTTCCTGTAGTAACGACCAAGAACATTACTATTGTAGTATCTCGGTTCCCCTGTGTCAAGGGCCTCCGTCAGGACATTGTTTAAAAATAATTGACGAGTCTCTTCGTAATTCGTTTTACCTACAGTATCATGTAGAGATATAATTGTTCTTTTAAACTTATCCTTTCCAAACTTCTTTACATCTTCTTTGAGTTCTGGACAGGATCCGTAATATTTTTTCCAATCAGACTCTGATTTACTTCTTCTAGTAGCACCTTTTTTCTTTCTGAAGCTCCAGAAATATTTCCTACCAAAGTAACTCCGATTATTTTCAAGGCAGTCAATACGATAAACAAAACCAAAATGATCTTGAATATAATCAGACTCAAAAACCTCTCCATTGTAGAGCCAAGGATTTTCATAACTCATAAAGCTCTAAAATTATATGAGCCTTATTTATCCTTTGAACCCCGACAGAGTTATTTTACCCATAAAAAAAGAGTCCGTCAAGCGGACTCTTGAATTATTTTAAATTGTATCAGCGAACATTCTTAGCATACCACTTTTCAAAATCTTCTCTACGCTTATCACCTCTTGGTGGCATAGGAGTTTTTTCACCGCGAACATGACCATACTTTTTCTCATGTTCTTTCTTTTCACCCTCTTCATGTTTTTCTGGGTTTTCACGAGATTCTTGAGCTTCATCCAATTCGACGCCATAAGACTCTAGAATGGACGTTCTCCACTCTTCACTCATGTTGATCATGATGACCATTGCACCCTCTTCTGAGTCCGCATAACCTTCGTCTAGAAGATGTCCTTTGACTAGATCGAAGATATCTACATCAGCAGCAAGATTGACTCCCTTTTTAGCAAGGTCAAAACCTGTCTTTGCAGTTGTAGGTGATGGAGACTTAGGAGCAGGAAGTCTATCCTTCATATCTTTCATGAGAGGATTGGTAGTTGCACTTGTTCCTCTTGTACGATCTCTTTCCGCTTTTGCAGCAGCTAGTTTTGGATTTGCTTTTGCCCACTGATCCATTGGAGATCCTGCAGGTTTTGCTGGTGCAGTTGGTTTTGCCGCTGCGGTTGGTTTTGCAGCCGCTGTTGCAGGCGCTGGTCTTGAAGCAGCAGGTGTCGAAGTTGGTCTTGCTGGCGCAGGCTTTGTTGGAGTTGGTTTTGTTGCAACGGGTTTTGATGGTGCAGCAGGTTTTGGTTTATTACCACCCGATAATCCTCTGGAAAATCCTTCTCCTGCTTTGGATCCAAGATAACCCCCAGCAAGGGCTCCAAGAGGTCCACCAACAGCACCTAGAGCTCCACCAAGAACTCCACCCGCTACTTTACCTACATTCAGTTCATCAAGTTGTTCGGAACTCTCATTGAGTTCTTCTAAATCCGAATCAATTTGATAAATTGAAGCATATGATTCATACAAACCTTTAATTTGTTCTGACATTTTATTAAATAGAAAACGTTTCCTATTTTCTATTTATAAAAAAAGGGGGTCCTAAGACCCCCCTACTTGATTATTTTGCGACGTTAGTTGATTGAACTTGTTGAACAGTTGGTTCATTAAGTGTAATGACTGTTCCGCAAATAGCAAGAGAAATAACAGTAACAAAAGAACCGATAAGAGCAATTTTAAATGTATCTGTGGAGAGAAGGTTAGTCATAATAAAGTTGGTGAAACAACTCGTATACTAACCAATTCCCATTTTTTTGTCAAGGGCTAATCCCTTATCTGACGACTTGCGCTCCAACTTTTCTACTGACAGCAAGTTCATTTCCTACTGCTCTACCAACTTTTTGTGCAGCTTTACCTGCACTCTTAACTGCACCACCAACTGCTTTTGCTCCTGCTCTTGCAGCACCACCAGCTGCTCGTCCTACTGCACCAGCAGTTCTACCTGCGGCTTGAGCTGCTCTTACTCCAGTTCCTACTGCTGTTTGTGCAGCAGTCTTAACTGCTTTCGCAACAGGTGTTGCAACTCTTCTTGCTGTAGATCCAGCAGCTTGTCCCGCTTTTTGTGCTACATTACCCGCTGCACGTCCTGCGCGAACTGCGGTTCCAACAGCAGTTTGTCCTACTGCTTTTGCTGCACCACCGACTGCTTTTGCTGCTTTACCTGCTGCAGAGACACCCTTATCTAAAGCTCCTGCACCAGATCTTACTGCTCCTGCACCAGCACTAGCAACTTTTTTTGCACCACCGATTGCTTTACTTGCAAGATCTCCAAAAAATCCTTCTTGTAGAATAGAAGAATCTAATAGTTCTTCAGCAACAAGGATCTCATCAATCCAATTTTCATTCATAGCCGACATGATGATCTGAGCATCATCAGTGTTTTCCGCCATTCCTACGTTGACTAGATGTTCGGCAACAACGAAATATGCATTTGTAATAAACTCTTCAGTAAGAACTTCTTCCCAAAGATAATCTTCCCAAATTAAATCTTCTTCAATTAATTCTGGGGTTTCATAAACTTTAGAATAAGCTTCGACTAGGGCCTTGACTTGATGTGATTCCATGTTAGATACAATATATCGGTTTTGTATGATATTATTTATCGCTTACGTGACTTTAATGACAATCAATACCTTCAAACACTGGAGAACATATTCTCATGGGAGGTGAAAGTTTCTTGCAGTCTTCGGTATAACATAAAGTCTCATCATTTTTTTCATCCATATATTTTGGTTTATATTTTTTATTCGTCTCTTCAATGATATGATCATACTCTTTCGTGACATTACTTATAGCCTTATCCACATCTCTTTCGATTCTTCTACCAAGTTTTTCTGGATCATTGACAATAAAATCATTTAAGATATCAATTTTCAAAGTCCTTTGAATCTCGTCTAACAAATCCCAAAGTTTTGATTCTGAAATCTTGGTACATGAAGAAAAAGATGTTATAATGGCTGATAAAACCACTCCAATTACTGCGTATTGAACTATAGTTGGTTTCTTTTTACCAAAATTAAAATTAAACTGCATGGTAATAAGTAGTTCTATTACTACTTATAAGAACCAATAAATATAAAAATAGGGAAAGACTGAGGAAAATTAATGTCTAGACTCGGGATCAGCACTGGTAATAACCCAAATGATGGTCAGGGGGATCCATTAAGAGTTGCAATGGGTAAAATCAATAGCAACTTTTTAGAAATATATAATACAATTGGAAACGGATTTGATCTTGTAAGTTATGCAAGTACCGCAGGAATATCAACACTTGCACAAAATTTAACAGGTTCTCCAAGAATTAATGTCAGTGGTATCTTAAACACTGGTATTACCACAACAGAACATATTGAAGTAAGAAATATTAAATCTACGGGAGTAGTTACTGCAACTCAATTTGTTGGGGATGGTTCACAACTTACTAACGTAACTGCACTTGTTGGTGGTCTTGAAGTTTTAGATGATAGTGTAAGAAAGGGAGTCGCAAGAGAACTAAACTTTGGTGAAAATATTATATCTACAGGCCCA